GAAATAGAAAAGAACCGCTTAAAAGCCACGACAAGCAGTTATTGGGCTAATTGGTGGCGAGTTTACGGCGAAGGATTAGTGGGAATGTTAGAGGGGGTTATTTTCAGTAATTGGAAATTTATAGACAGGATACCAAAGGAAGCGCAACTACTAGGTTACGGCTTAGACTTTGGATACACAAACGATCCCACAAGTATTATAGAAGTTTACAATTTTAACGGCTCCAGAATACTAAACGAAATCTGTTACCAGACAGGGCTATTAAATAACGACATAGCAAAGAAACTACAAAAAAACGTAATAGCATACGCAGACAGCAGCGAACCAAAAAGCATCGAGGAAATAAAAAGAACAGGCCAACAAATAAAGGGAGTGACAAAGGGAGCAGACTCCGTAAATTACGGCATACAAATAATGCAATCGCAAAATTATTTAGTAACTTCACAAAGCACAAATTTAATAAAAGAGTTGAGGGCTTATTGTTGGGACGCAGACAAAACAGGTAAGACGCTAAACAAACCGCAAGGAAAAAACGATCACGCAATAGACGCAGTTAGATACCACGAAATGGAGACGCTAGGATTAAACAGCACACACGGAAAATATTTTATACGATGAACAATCTACAAGTAATGATGGAAGCGGTACAGATTTACATCTACCAAAAGAAAGGAGTAAAAGTAAGAATTTATTTAAGGGACATCCGAGACATTAACTTACTAAAACAAGCATACGATTACATACAACAAAACCAACACAACAAAAACACGAATAATTAATTATATACTATATGAAGTTAGAACTAAACGTACCGACAAGTTTAAATGAAATTACTTTAGGGCAATATCAAAAGTTTTTAATTACAAAAGACGGAAGCAACGATGAGGAATTCGTAGCACAAAAAATGATAGAGATTTTCTGCGGAATACAATTAAAAGAAATAGCAAAAATGAAGTTAACGGACATTAACGATTTAATATTACACTTCACAAAAATATTTGATGTTACCCCGAAGTTTCAACCAACCTTCAAAATAGGCACGCAGGAGTTCGGATTTATTACAAGCCTTGAGGATATATCATTCGGCGAATACGTAGACCTAGAAAACAACTTATTAAAGTGGGAAACATACCACAAAGCGATGGCCGTGATGTACAGGCCAATAACACTAAAATTTAAAAACCAATATAAGATCGCAGACTACGAACCGAACAAAGACATGCAGGATTTAATGAAGTTCGCACCAGTTGACATAGCGATAGGTTCGAGTGTTTTTTTTTGGAGTTTAGGAAGCGACTTATTACAAAGTTCGCTTTCTTATTTGGAGAAGGAAATGGAGAAGAATCCGAAGATGGCGGAGAGTTTAATGAAACGGCTCAATTCGCAAAACACTGGGGATGGTACCAATCAATTTATGCACTTGCACAAGGAGACATTACAAGATTTGAAGCAATTACCAAACATAAACTTATTGAGTGTCTCACCTATCTCACCTTCGAAAAACAAAAGCAAGAAATCGAGCAAAGGGAACTAAAAAAAATACATAAAAGATGACAGGATACTACAACTTATTAGACAAACTTAAAGCACACTTTGATGCAGACGCGATCGTTAACACGGTAACACAGGGCGACATTTTTAAAGTAGATTTAAGCAAACAAACGATATTCCCTTTATTGCATATTATGGTTAATAACTGCACAATAAACGGAACAACAACAAGTTGGAATGTTAGCCTTATAGCAATGGATGTGGTCGACATTTCAAAAAGCCAGACAACCGATATATTTTTAGGGAACGACAACGAAATCGATGTGCTGAACACACAGCACGCAGTATTAAATCGAGCCTTTGAAATAATGAAGCGAGGGAGTTTAATGTACGATTTATTCCAAATAGAAGGCACCGCAACACTTGAACCATTTACCGAACGCTTCGAAAATTACATGGCAGGCTGGACAATGACATTCGATATTTTAACACCGAACGAAATGACAATCTGCTAAGATGAACCAAAGCGAAGTACAAACACAACTAGAAAAATTTAGAGACTACGTTATTAGCGAAGCACGAAGGAATTTAACCAGCGGAAACAAGAACCACACCAAAGGACTATATGAAAGTTTAAAGGGTAATGTTAAGTCAAGCCCGAATAGTTTTTATATGGACTTCGAAATGAATATATACGGCCAATTCCAAGACAAAGGAGTAAAGGGAGTCGGCGGGGTTCGAAACACAACTAGCAAATTTAATAGATCAAACAACAAGGGCAAAATGTGGAAGCAGAACGCAACCAACAGCCCGTTTAAATTCAAAGAAGGAGTAAAGCCCAGCGTTAAGCATTTTCTGCAATGGAGCGCAAACAAAGGACTAAATCCGTACGCAGTTAGAGAAAGCGTTTATCATCAAGGAATTAAACCTTCTTTATTTTTTACAACACCATTCGAAAGGGCATTTTTAAGACTACCAGATGAACTTATAGAAAAATTCGGACTAGACATAGAAAATTTATTTAATCAAGCAATAAACAAAAACCAAAAGAAATAATGGCAAACATATATGCACGATCCCCGTATATTATTAGAATAGCGCAACCAACACAACTAGGCTCAAAACTAACAATTTTTTTAAGCAGCACAACTTTTACTCCTTTACCGCAATACACGCTAAGCAAGTTAATACCTTCCCCGACAAACGTTAATACACTATACGACATAAGCCCGTACATTAGAGAATACATAAGATTTAATTTATGTGCCGCAGGGGGAAACGCGGCAGTAACAAACCCGACAAACGAACGAGTAAATGTACAACTTAAACTTTATGAATATGACGGAACGGTTTATACACAAGTAGGAGCGACACAAACGCATATAGCATTTGACGGCTATACATACTACGAAGAACTATATAATAAAGATTTAGGAAACTACGGACTAGACGCAGGGAATTATTACTACAACCCGACAAGCGATGCAGGAAAAATACGAGTAACAGGGGGCGCAAGTTTTACGGCAAAATATACAAGTTTTGATTTAATACCAGCGATCACAAGTTTAGCAGTTTCAAATTCAACGTTTGACATTCCACGCGTAAGAACTGCCAACGTTTTAGTAGGGAACAAAGTGGAAATTTTAAATGCCGCTTCCGTAGTGCAGGCGACTTGGAATTTTTACCCACAGGATGAATGTAAATATACACCTGTAATTATTGACTTTGTAAATAGATACGGAGCATGGCAAAGGGAGTTTTTCTTCAAAGCAAGCACTGATAATTTTAACATTGAAAGCACAGAATACAACTTACTACAGACTTCACAATTTCCGTCAACTTTTTACAGCGGGCTGGAAGGCCAAAGAAAAACATTTAACACCAACGGAAAGAAAAGCGTTAAAGTAAATACAGGATGGGTAAAAGAAACATGGAAAGAAGTTTTAAAACAAATAATGCTGAGCGAAAGAATTTTAATAGACAACAAACCAGCAAAGATAAACACCAAGAGCACAGAACTATTTAAACAGATAAACACGAAACAAATAAATTATAGTTTAGAGTTTGAGTTTGCATACGATGTAATTAATTCCGTAATATAATGAAAAGAGAAGTAGGAATATTTATAGGAAAACAGACTACCGCTTCATTACCAACATGCGACTATACTTTTAATTTAAGATCAAACGGTCAAACCGCAGGAGCGCAGATACAATTAATAGCGGGTGGAGTTGTAACGCACACATTAACATACACAAATATAAGTGGGGTTAATGAAGTTTCACAAATATTATCTTTAAACTCAAACACAAGTTATCAAGTTTGGTGGTACAATCCTGGCGCATTTCCGACAAACGTAGGACTACAAATATTTGACGGAAGCGGAACTTTAATTTATGAATTGCCATTTAACACATCATGGCTTTTTGCAACTACATTATTTGTATTAATACCGAGTTGTCCTATTTTGGGAGAATTAGATTATTTTCGTTTAGAATTATTCAACGATGAAAAAATATCTGTTAGTTCAACGATCCAAAATATATCTGATATATCTAAAATTTTTACGGACTTTTCGCAAGGCTTTACTATTCCGTGTTCACCGACAAATAACGCTATATTTCAACACTTTTACCAAAATGATGTTGATGCAACTTTTGATTATCAAAACAGGCACGATGCCTATATTGAAATTGATACGGTTTTATTTAGGCGGGGCAAACTTCAACTCGAAAAAGCAAATTTAAAAAACGGGAAAGCAAATAGTTACTCGGTTACTTTTTACGGAGCGGGAGTAAGTTTAAAAGACTTTTTCAATGAGGATAAATTAAACCAGTTAGATTTTTCAACATTAAACCACGATTACACAAGCCAAGAAATACACGACAGAATAACAATAGACAGCGCAACGACTGACTACAACGTCCGATACCCTTTGATAACTTCCAAAAGACTCTGGCAATTTGGATCAAGCGTGCCAATTCCACAAGCCGACTGCCCCGAATGGTTTACTTATCCAGTAGACGACTCAAATAATATAGGAGCGGCAGCAGGACAAATAGTTTTTACAGAATTATTCCCTGCGGTTCGAGTTGCAAATATTTTTGATTTGATTGAAACAAAATACGGGATAACATTTAACGGTTTATTTTTAATTTCAGATTTTTTTAAAAAAGCATTTTTATGGTTTAAAAATAAGGACAAAGTAACATTAAATGGCGCTTCCGTTCCTTTGGATATGGTAAGCGTTGTGTATAGTAATTTGGGGCCGCAAACTGCATTTAATTTAACAAACAATACATTTAAAATAATACCCGCGTTGTCAAATGCTTCGTACACAGCAGAACACACATTGCAAATTTTTTGTACTACATTAAGCCCAGACGACCCGTTTGATTTTTATGTTGATGTTTACAAAAATGGTGTTTTTAGCCAAGCATTTAATTACAACACGTTAATGCCGTATACTTTTAGCACCCCCACAACCGCACCTTTTTCAATAAGCATTAACAATTCTGATACCGCAGTTTTTTCTTTTAAAGTTCGAGGAATAACTCCGAATGCAATCGACTTCGATTTAAGATATACAAAACAAATTGTTTATACACTTGGAGGGTCGTTAAGTCCGGGAACAGCAATTTGTTCAACAACACAATTTACTTCGGGTTTTATTAATTTACAGCAAATGGCTCCCGATATGAAAATTTCTGATTTTGTTTCTGGTATCTGTAAAGAGTTTAATATGACCGTTTACTCGAATGCGAAGAACGTTTTTACTTTTGACCCATTGCCGATTTGGTACGGAAGGGGAATTATAAGGGACATAACGAAATATACTGACGTTACAAGCATTGAAATTGAAAGGATGAAACTTTATAAGTCAATTGAGTTTAAATACGCCGACAGCGAATGTTTTATGAATAAAGCATTTTTAGAAAACCCTTTGAACATAGACGCACACGGTTACGGAAATGCTAAAATAGGTTTTGAATATGACGGCGGAGACTACAAAGTTGAAAGTCCTTTTGAAAACTTACTACAAAATAATTTTGGAAATAATTTGCAGGTTGGTTATTGTTTAAATAAAGATTTTACGGCCTATGTTCCTAAACCCGTTTTATTGTATATGAATGAAGTTGCAACGATAGACGCGGGCGACAAATATTATTACGATTTAAATGGTTATGCACAAGGTTTAAGTGATTACGTTCCATTTGGGCAAGACTCAAATATGACATTTGCAGCAAATGGAATTGAACCTGTAACGTTAAATTTCGGCGAAGAAATATCTACTTTTTATTTAGTTAATAACCCGAACACGCTATACAAACTTTATTATTCAAATTACCTTGAAAATTTATATAACGTTAAAAATAGATTAGTAAAAGTTAAAACGATCCTGCCTGTTTCTATCTTGACAACTTTACAATTAAACGACCGACTAGTGATAAGAGACAAACGTTATTTAATAAACGAAATGCAAAGCGACCTAACAACAGGCGACGTAGACTTCACTTTAATAAGCGACTTCGAAGAAGTTAAACCAATTAAATTAGTAGTTTCTCCAGTAGGAGCATCAAAACTACATAGGGAAGCAATTTATTTTAGTAATGGAGTTACACAAGTTGCAGTAACTAAAAGTGCAAATGCAAGTAACGTTACTTTGTCAAGTGCTAAATTTTCAAGCGAAGGATTTTTAACAATTACAGTCCCAGCAAATGCGGCGCGAGAAATTATAATTACATTAACAAGCGACTACGAAAACGGAAACACGGATACAAGCAACATAATAATAAAACAACAATGATAAACCAAATAATTCAAATGCTTTTAATAAGCAACTTTTATGGAGAGAGCGAAACCATCGACATCGCAAAGGGAAAATATAAATTTACCACAAGCATAAGACAACAATTTAAACAGGCGATGAGACAAAAATTAATGGAAAATAAACTAAAAAATAATGGCTGAAAAAAGAGTAATAGAACTTGAAGTAAAGACAAACGCAGGAACCGCCGCCGCCGAAATAAGTGCGGTAGGAGTTTCATCCACAGCAGCCGCCGCAGGCGTTACAACACTAGGAAATGCCAGCGCAGCCACAGGTGCAAAAATGGGCACGTTTGGAGCGATTAAAACAGCGATCACAGGATTAGTACCTGGCCTTAAAGCGGCAGAAGGTGGAGTAATGGGCTTAGGCGCACAATTTACAAAATTACTCGCTAACCCGATTGTTTTGCTTATTGCAGGAATTGTAGCAACGTTAAAACTTGTATATGAAGCCTTCCAATCAAACGTACAGGGGGGAAAAGATATAGCCGCAGTCTGGGAAGGATTAAGCGCAGTGGGAACACAAGTAAAAGACGCGGTAATGGGATTAGTGCGTGCTTTCGGATACGCAGTACAGGCCGCATACAAATTTATTACTTTAGATTTTAAAGGAGCAGCACAGGCGATCAAAAACGCAAACGGAGAAGCGGCTGCTTCATATAAACAATTAGGAGACGCGGCAAGTGGTAAAACTTTTCAAATTGTTAAAGCATTAGAAAAAGAACAACAAGCAAATAATAAAGCAAAAAAAGAACAGGCAGTAGCCCAGTCAGCAGTTAATAAATTACTCGTTCAATCAAGGGAAATCTTAACAGACGAAACCGCGTCAATGGCTGATAAAAGAAAGGCACTAGCACAGGTAACAAAAGAGGAAACAAAAGCCGCCGCAGAACGCGTAAGAATAGCACAGGTAGACCTTAACATTTTAAAAGCAAAAGCAAAGGCTCTAGGGGGACAAGCGGAAATAAAAATGAAGCAGGAAATACGCGAAGCCACAATAGCGTTAAACGAAGCCGAAACCGAAGGCGCAATGACGGGCATTAAATTAAACAGGCAAAAGAAAATGTTAGCGCGTCAAGAAACTAGCGACAACAAGGAAGCAATAGACGCGGGCAAGGAACGAGCAAAGGCAAACACGGATAAAGAAAAAGAACGAGTAAAAGAGCGGGAAGACACACTTAAAAAAATAAAAGATCTTGAACAAAGTTACAGCGATAGTTTACTAAGCGAGGAAGCAAAAGAAATCGTAGGGGTTCAAAGAAAATACAAGGAACTATACGATCAAGCCGCTAAGCATAAATTAGACATATCGGAATTAAAGAAACAGGAAGCCGCAGAAAAATTAAAAATTGAGGATAAGTACGACCAACAAATAAATGATAAAATCGCTGCACTTACCGACACCGAGCAACAAAAACTATATGACGCTTATCAAAAAGAAGTAACTGCGGCAAAGGGTAATAAACTTTTATTAGAAGCACTCGAAGTTGATTACTTTAAAAAAAGAGACGCATTAACAAAAGCAGAAAACGATAAGAAAGCCGCCGCCGATTTAAAGTTAAAAGAAATCTTATTAAGCGAGGGAGACTTTAAACTGCATAAATTAAATCTCGATTACCAAGCACAACAACTTTTATATGCAGGGAACGAGGAAGCATTAAAAGCCCTTAACGAAAAATATAACAAGGACAAAATAAAAATAGAAACTGAAACTGCGGATAAACAAAAAGCAATAGACAAAGATGTCGCAGATAAAAAGAAGGCAACACTAGACCAGCAACTAAATTTAGTTAAAGGAAGTTTTCAGGCATTCGCGGACGTGGCTACCTTGTTCGCAGGTAAAAATAAGAAGGCACAAAAAACAGCGTTCGGAATACAGAAGGCGGCAAATATAGCGGCAACAACAATAGACACATATACAGCGGCAATGGCGGCATACAAATCGGCTTCGGCAGTTCCTGTTATTGGATCAGTTCTGGCACCAATTGCAGCAGCAGGAGCAGTGGCCGTAGGTTTAATGAACATTAAGAAAATAGCCGCGTCAAAGTTTGAAGGTGGCGGAACACCAAGCGCAGATACAGGTGGCGGTGGTGGCGGTGCAACTGCACCAACAATGAGCGCACCACAATTTAATGTAGTCGGTCAAAGCGGAGTTAATCAGTTAGCAAGTTTAGGCCAACAACCAGTACAGGCTTATGTTGTTTCGGGGCAAGTTACATCACAGCAATCACTAGACAGGAATAGACTAGCCAACGCAACGCTCGGTGGATAAAATACAACAAACAAACAAAAACTTAATTAAATAGATATGCGAATAGTAGAATTAATTATAGACGAAAAAGACGAGGAAAGCGGAATATCGGCAGTATCAGTAGTTGAAAGCCCAGCGATTGAAAGCGACTTTTTAGCACTAAAAAAACAAGAAGTAGAACTAAAAGAAGTTGATCCCGAAAAAAGAATTTTGATGGGGGCCGCGTTAATTCCAAACAAACAGATCTACCGCAAGAACGAAAAAGACGAAGAATATTATATTTATTTTAGTGAAGCCACAATAAGAAAAGCAAGTGAATTATTTTTTATGAACTCAAACCAGAACAACGCAACTCTAGAACATAAGCAAAAGTTAGATGGAATGTCAGTCGTTGAAAGTTGGATCACCGAAGGCGAACATGACAAGTCTATGAATTACGGCTTTAACTTTCCGAAGGGAACATGGATGATTTCAATGAAAGTAAACAACGATCAAATATGGAACAAAGTAAAACTTGGAGAAGTTAAAGGTTTTTCAATCGAGGGTTATTTTGCGGACAAATACGAAATGAGTTTAAAAAATGATGAGCAAATTTTAATGGATAAAATCAAAGAAATTATTTTAAATGGCGAAGCAAATTAACACTAAAATACATCTTAAAAAACCAAAAGTTAAACGCGCAGGAGTACACGCAAAAACCAAAAATAGCAAACTAAAATCAAGTAAAAATTACGCAAAAACTTATACTCAACAAGGCCGTAAAGTATAAAAAACACAAAAACCACGAATGCGATTTAAAGCGATTTTTAAGCGATGTAACGAACTTAAACTTTGTGTGAAGGCGTTATACCTTTTTTAAGAGATCTGCGTTCTAGAGCGTGGGCGTGGCTTACAGAAGCACTAAAAAAACAAAACAAAATGAGCAATAAAACTAAAAAACCAGTACAACAATCGCAAACTAGCCCTAAAGGTGGGCAACGAGCATGCCTGTGTAAAGACGGAAAAAAGTACAGTATTAAGTGTTGCGATGGCAGTCTCCAAGCACAAGGAATAGGACAAATTTAATTTGAAAATACAACAAATAAATAAAACCTAAATTATATTAATATAACCAAAAACAGAAAAATGAAAACAAGCGTAATCAACCAGATTAAAAGTTTACTAGGTATGGAAGTGAAACTAGAAACCATTAAATTAATTGACGGAATAACAATTTTTGAAGCCGACACATTCGAAACTGATAAAGAAGTTTTTATCATAACTGAAGACGAACAAAAAATACCTGTTCCGATTGGAGAGTACGAATTGGAAGATGGCCGCATTTTAGTAGTAGAAGTTGAAGGCATTATTTTAGAAGTAAAAGATGCACCAACGGAAGAAGAAGTTGCACCAGAAGCAGAAGTTGCACCAGAAACAGAAGTAGAAGAAGAAGTAGAAGCAAGCGCAAAAAAGACGGTTGAAAGCATTGTAAAAGAAACATTCTTTGCAGACATAGAAAAATTAAAAGCAGAAAACATAGAGTTAAAATCGAAATTAGAAAACTTGTCAAAAGTTAACGCAGTTGCAAATGAGGCAACCGAACTATCAGAAGTTAAACCTATTTCTTTTAACCCAGAAAACACGAATGAAATTGAAAGCGTACATTATGGATCAAAAAGACCACGATCAACAATGGACTCAATCATGGATAAAATAAGTAAGTTAAAATAAGTATAAACAATTTAAAAAAAATTAAAAAATGCCAAATCCAGTAACAGCAGGTACCACATACGCAGGCGAATTCGCAGGCAAGTACATCGCAGCAGCACTTCTAAGTGCTCCAACATTAGAGCAGGGTGGAGTTACAATACTTCCGAATGTAGCATACAAGCAGGTAATACAAAAAGTAGCAACAGGAACCATAGTAACCGATGCTTCGTGCGCATTTACTCCTTCGGGCACAGTAACACTTACCGAGAGCGTTTTAACAACAAAAGAACTACAAGTAAATATCGAACTTTGCAAGTCAGATCTTTTTCAAACTTGGCAATCGGCAGAACTTGGCTACAGCGGGTTTAAAACTTTGCCTAAAACATTTGCTGATTTCTTAATTGCACACGTTGCAGAAAAAGTAGCAGTGGCTACAGAAACAGCAATCTGGAGCGGAACAGCAACAACAGGTTCTTATTTAGGTTTAAAAGCAAAATTAATCGCAGCAGGTGCGCCAGCAGTAACAACACCATTAGTAGGCGCGGCTTTAAACGCAGGAACAGTAATCGGAGAACTTGGAAGAATTGTAGATGCAATTCCCGCGTCACTTTACGGAAACGAAGGATTAAGAATTTATGTATCTCAAAAAATTGCTAAATTGTATGTTCGTGCACTTGGCGGTTTTGGAGCAAGTGGATTAGGAGCAGCAGGAGTAAACGCACAGGGAACGCAATGGTTCACAAACGGTTCACTTTCATTTGATGGCATTCCAATCTTCATGGCTAACGGACTAGGAGCAGACAATGCAATTGCAACAACAGTAGATAACTTGTATTTCGGCTGCGGACTTTTAAATTCGCAAAATGAAGTGAAAGTTTTAGACATGGCGGATCTTGACGGAAGCGCAAATGTTAGAGTAATTTTAAGATACAACGCAGGAGTTGAAATCGGATTTGCATCTGACGCGGTAACTTACGGAGCATAACATTAAATAAAAAGCGGAGCGTAAAAGTTCCGCTTTATTTTATTCATAATATAAAAACACACATACAATGGCTTGTGAATTAATAACACACGGATACGCAGATGACTGCCAGAACAACGTAGGGGGAATTAAAGCAATTTATTTTCTTAACTACGGGGTTGTTTTAACACAACCAACAGCAAACTACGGCTCGGGCGATACGATCGACCAATTAAACACTTTAACACTAACACCAGCGGCTTCAACTTTGTACAAATACGAATTGAAAGGCGCGAATTCATTTGAACAAACAATAACAAGTTCAAGGGAAAACGGTACTACATTTGTAGAGCAAAATTTAACATTTACAACAAAGGGTTTAACTGCTTCACAGACAAAGCAAATGAAACTATTAGCGTGGGGAAGACCAACGGTTATAGTTCAATCATTTAGCAATAAATTCTTTTTAGCAGGCTTAGAAAACGGCTTAGACGTAGTTACAACAACTATAACAAACGGAACAGCGATGAGTGACCTAGTGGGTTATACCGTTACGATGAAGGGCGAAGAAATTATACCAGCCAATCACTTAAACATTGCTGCGCCTTATGGCGACACGCAAATAAAAGCGGTAACAGGTGCAACTTCAATTATTACAACTACTTAATAATTAAAAAAATTATTTTTAAAGCCGTTCGAAAGTTCGGCTTTTTTTTTGTTTTGAAAATTGAACAAAAAGACAAAAATTTAATTATATAAATATGATAGTATTAACACCTTCAACAACACCGCAAACGTTCAATTGCATACCACGCGACAACACGTTTAACGTTATGCAAATAACAGACGAAGAAACAAATGTTACTACTACAATAACGATCACATCCAGAACCACAGGAAACTACATTTATACAATAACAGCAAGTTACGCATTGATAGAAGGACACACCTATACTTTAGTTTTAAAGTTTGGAAATAATATAATTTTTAAAGACCGCATATTTTGCACCGCGCAACCATTAGTGACGTTTTCAGTTAACAACAATCAATACGTTTCTAATTCCACAACAAATGAATTTATAGTTTATGAGTAATTTACACATTTTAAATTTATCGGCATATACATCCCCCGTTATTTCGGAAACTAACCGCGAAAATTGGGTGGACTTTTTAACCGAAGACGGAGACCAATACTTCCAATTTTTAATTGAGAGATACAGCAACTCAACAACGAACAACGCGATTATTAACAACGTAGCGCGATTAATATACGGCAAAGGACTTAGTGCCCTAGACGCGAATAAAAAGCCAAACGAGTACGCACAAATGATGTCTTTGTTCCACAAGGAAGACGTAAGAAAAATGGTGCTGGATAGAAAAATGTTCGGGCAATTTGCGGTTCAAGTACACTACAACGACAAGCACGACAAAATACTAAAAACCTACCACATACCTGTTAATTTATTACGAGCAGAAAAATGCGACAAAGACGGAAACATAACAGGTTATTACTATTCGGATAATTGGGACGATCCCAAAAAATTCGCACCGATTAGATTTAACGCTTTCGGATACAGCAAAGAAAAAATAGAAATTTTATTTAGTAAGCCTTACTCAGTCGGAATGAAATATTATGCCTATCCAGACTATCAAGGAGCAGTACCCTATACGTTGCTTGAGGAAGAAATAGCCGACTATTTAATTAACGAAGTTCAAAACGGATTTAGTGGTACAAAAGTTGTAAATTTTAACAATGGAATACCGACAGACGAACAACAAAATATTATTTCAAATAAAGTTTTAAGCAAACTAACAGGGAGCAGGGGGCAAAAAGTAATAGTGGCATTTAACAACAACGCAGAATCAAAAACAACGGTCGAAGACATACCTTTAAATGACGCGCCAAGCCATTATGAATACCTAAGCGATGAATGCTTAAAAAAAATAATGTTAGGCCACAACATAACAAGCCCGCTTTTATTCGGGGTTGCTTCAACAAACGGGTTCAGTTCAAACGCAGACGAATTAAAAAATTCATCCGTGCTTTTTGACAATATGGTTATTCGACCATTCCAAGAAGAACTACTAGACGCATTCGATAGCATCCTAGCATACAACGGCGTTGCTTTAAAATTATTTTTTAGAACGCTACAACCGTTAGAATTTACAGACTTGGAAAACACGCAGAACGCAGAACAAGTTGCTGAAGAAACAGGAACAGAATTAAGCGCACACACAAACCCGTTAATTGATTTAGGCGAAGAACCACAAGACAATTGGATTTTAATAGACGAAAAAGAAGTTGACTACAATACGGACGATGAAGAAAACGAACTATTAAGTAAAGAACCTAAACAAAGTTTATTAAGTAAAGCAATTAATTTAATTAGCACAGGACAAGCACGACCAAACATAACAAGCGCACAAGATAAGATTATTAAACAAATGAAGTTTATTGTTCGCTATAAATATGTAGGTGCAATAAATGAAAAAACAAGACCCTTTTGTACTCAAATGATAAGCGCAAATAAAGTTTATCGCAAAGAAGATATTTTAGCAATGGGCGATGTTGCAGTAAATGAAGGATGGGGGGCAAAAGGCGCATCAACGTATTCAATATGGTTATATAAAGGCGGTGGAAATTGCTATCATCGTTGGAATAAACAAGTTTATGTTGTTCCTTTAGGAAAAGGAATTAATATAAATGAAGCAAAAAAAATAGGACAATTAAAAGCCGCGATAAGCGGATACATAGTAAGCAACCCAGAACTTGTAGCAAAGCGACCAGTTGACATGGATAACTACGGATTTTTACCAAGCAACCCACAGAAACCAAGAGTAATAACACGATAATGGCAGAAGCACTATTAATAACACGGCAGGATATAGTTAAGTTCACATCACTAAACGGAAATGTGGACGTGGATAATTTTATACAATATATCAAAATCGCCCAAGATACAGACCTGCAAAATTTCACAGGAACGCAGTTACTAAACAAGATAAAAGCGGACATAGTAGCAAATACTTTAACAGGCAATTATTTAACGCTTACAACGACTTATTTAAAGCCGATGCTTATTCATTTAGCAATGAAGTATTATTTGCCATTTGCGGCTTACACGATAAGCAACAAAGGAGTATATAAACACAATTCGGAAAACAGCACAACCGCAGACAAAAACGAAATAGACTTTTTAATTGAGAAAGAAACGCAAATAGCGCAACACTACACGCAGCGATTTATTGACTACATAACTTTAAATACTAGTTTGTTCCCAGAATACAGCACAAACAGCAATAGCGATATGTTCCCAGACACAAACAACAATTACACAGGATGGTACATTTAAAAACTTACAAACCAAAAGAAGTCAACATAGTTAAATTAAAGACTTATTTAAAAAAAATAGAAAATGGCAAATAGTAACGGGTGGGGAGACGGAGCCGCAAACAACACAATCGGATGGGGCAAAGGCGCGACCAATTTAATTAATTGGGGAAAATCACATTTTTTATCTTGGGCGGGTTTAACTGATATTGTAGGAGTAACCGCAGGCGGAACAGCACCTGTTAATACCGTAGCACCTGTAGTTTCATTTAACAATCTTAATGTTGGAGATGTACTTACAACTACAAACGGAACTTGGAGCGGTTCACCAACAAGTTTTACTTATCAATGGTATAATGTTTCATTAGGAGATGATATAGTAGGGGCAACAAATAACACTTATACTTTACTTATTGCAGACGCAGATATGGAGATAAATTGTAAAGTCTTTGGAACTAATGCCGTAGGCACGGGACAAGGTGATAGTAATGTTATTGTAACAAACTTTTTAGCACCACCTTTAAATTATTCTGAACCCGAGTTATCAACCGAAAATATAAATGTTGGAGGCACGATTAGTATTCTTTGGAATCTTTGGAACGGAAACCCTATACCAACTTTAACGTATAAATGGTATCGGGACGGAGTTCACCAAACACCACATACGGCAAGTACTTATTTAACAGCAAATCACGACTCGGGAAAATATATTACCGTAGAAGTAATAGGAACAAACTCGCAAGGTTCAAGTTCAGTATTTGGTATAAATGCTTGTTACGTTAATTAAATATAAAATGAAAAGTAACTATTTAGCAGGTTTATATTTTATAGCAGGGTTTTTAACTTCGTTTTCTTTGATTTGTCAAGGCACAGAATTATACATTAATTTGGCAGGGATTACTTTATTTTTTTATTTAACTTTCAGTTTGACGGAAGCACTCGAAGATTTAGGATTATGAGAACACAATTATTTTTATTACTTTATTCAATTAAAAATTCAGCGTTGAAACTTTTAACTATTTGTTTTTCTTTTTTCTTACCTATTAGCGGAATACTTGGGCTTTTATTAGTTTTGATTTTAGCAGACACCGCGACAGGAATATGGAAAGCAAAACACCAGAAACAACAAATTACATCCCGCAAACTTTCTGCAATAATTTCTAAATTATTACTTTACGAACTGACCGTAATACTTTTTTATTTAATAGACTATTTTATTTTAAATCAAATAATTTTAACGTTTTTTTCTGTTCCATTAATGCTAACAAAAGTGCTATCGTTGATTTTGGCAAGCATCGAAATAATGAGCATAAACGAAAATTACAAAGCAGTTAAATCAATAGACCTATGGCAGTCGGCAAAATTATTATTTGCGCGAGCGAAAGAAGTTAAAGACAACCTAAACAAATTAAAATGAATTTAAGCGCACACGTTACACTTGCAGAATTTCAAAGTTCACCGACAGCAACAACACACGGAATAAACAACCAGATGAACGAGTCGCAAATTGCGTCCGCAAAACTTTTGTGTGAAAACGTATTCGAACCTTTGAGAATTCACTTAAACACACCGATTAAAATTAGTTCGGGTTTTCGCAGCACACAATTAAATAAAATGATCAAAGGAAGTTCAACGAGCCAGCATTGCAAAGGCGAAGCGATGGACATTAAAATAGGAGCAAAGGGTTTTAATTTTATTAAAGATAAATTAGAGTTCGATCAATTAATCTGGGAATTTGGAAACGAAGAAAACCCGCAGTGGGTACATGTTAGTTATAGCAAAAGAAACAGGAAACAAGTATTAAAAGCAACCAAAAAAAATGGCAAAACTATTTATTCTAATTACTAGCATTTTACTTTATTCGTGTTCGGCACAATACCATTTGAACAAAGCAATAAAGAAGGGTTACGTTTGCGAGGATATTTCGGACACTTTAACGATCACAAAATTAGACAGCGTATTAATTACAAAGTTTGACACCACATACTACGAAACTTTTTTAAAGACTTTCGACACCATAGTGCAATGGAAAACCGAGTACATCCCAAAAACCAGATTAGACAAAAAAATAGAATACCGCATAAAGATTAAAACAATCTACAAAGACAGGATCGTAGAAAAAGCAAAGGCACGTGCGGAAGGCCAAAAGGCAAAATCAGAAGTTAAAAAAAACCGCCCAAAAGGAAATTTAAATCTTTTATTCGTTGGTGTTGGAATTGGATTATTACTTTCGTTTCTTTGGAAGTACGCAAAACAATCATTAATATAAATTTTTTATGAAAAACACCAGCGCAAGGTTTCGACTTAAACAGGACGAAATCCAAATGCTTATGCAATATCGCGGAATAAAAAACGCAACCGATGAAGCAGGAGTAGACGACAAAGATGTAAAACACGGATGGCTCAAAACAAAAGACGCAAGTTTATTTTTTAAAAACCCAAACTTTAAACAGGAAGAACTAAACGCGATCCAAAAAATAAAAGACGAATGCATAAGCGAGGTTAAAAAATACGCACCGAAATACCGAAGCATAGAAACAATTAAAAGCGAGGATACGCATTTATTAGTTATAGACATTGCAGACCTTCACATAGGCAAACTAGCAACAGCATTCGAAACAGGCGAAGACTACAACAGCCAGATAGCGGTTAAACGCGCAAAAGACGGCCTACAAGGAATCCTAAACAAAGCGAAAGGATTTAATATAGACAAAGTTTTATTTGTAGCAGGGAACGACATACTACACACCGACAACACCAGACGAACCACCACAGGTGGAACACCGCAGGATACAGACGGAATGTGGTACGATAATTTTTTAATGGCTAAAAATCTATACATTGAACTTTTAGAAAAATTAGTTAGTTTTGCAGACGTTGAAGTTGTCTACAACCCAAGCAACCACGATCTAACGCACGGCTTCTTTTTAATGCAATTAATAGAAGCACACTTTGCTAATTCAACGATCACATTTAATGTTAATTTGCTACACCGCAAAGCATTTAAGTACGGAAACAACTTGATAGGAACCACGCACGGAGAC